AGCTTCATAGACTCAGCAACGCACTTTTCGGCTTCGGCGTGTGCTCTTTCTTCTATATCCTTAAAGCGTTTGGACCAGTAGTCCTTATTATTCATCAGTCATCACCCTTCGGGTCTTTGTCATCGGGCTCACCTTCAGACTTACTTGCAATAGGTAAGCCGTAGGTCTCAATATTTTCCTCTTTTTGCTTTTTAATCTTTTTGAGTTCCGCTTGAACATCATCAACCCAAGGGTGCTGAGCAACAATGGTCTCATCCGACAATATTCCGCTGGACTTAGCACAATTATCAATAGCCTCGCTCTCATTGATAAGAATATCTCTATTAAATATAATATTGACTTCCTCATTTTCAAAATTGCCTTTATGTATCTGCGATAAATAGGCATTTACGAACCACAGCAATTTATTTAGAGAGGCTTTATATTCTCTCTCCATCTTATTTGCATCAAGGTCAATATCCGAATACATACTCTGTATGTTCATTTGGTTTGGTGTGCCGCTGAGTCTATCATCTTTGGCGTCATAGCCCATAGCATTCTCAATAATAGACTTTTTAAGTAAATCAATTATTGATTTGTAATTTTCCGAATTAACCTCTATATTGAGTGCTGTTACATCACCGTCGGAACCGTTGACCGTCTTAACCTTTACTGCGCCATAAGCTGCGAGGTTTTTTCTAAATTCCGCCAAGTTCTCGCCGTCATAGTTTTTCAATACAAGAATTGTGTTTCTCACATCTTCTTGCATATTATTGTCAAAATTACTCATCATAAGATTTAAGGCATCTTGCAAGCTCTTTATTCTCTTTAGTAGTGGTAGCTCATTCCTGTTTGCCTTAAAAGGTATAAGGGGTATTTTGTCCCAACCAAACGGCGCATCATCGGCGTAAAAATAAGGCACTTGCCAATCTGTTCCGTCGGGGTATATATTGCCACCGTCTTTCACAAGTCGAGTTATGCCCTTTGTATCAAACACTTCAATCTTGATTAACTCTTTTTCATTTTTTCCTTCATACACAATTACAGGATAAACGCGAATAGCGTAATCAAGCTTAGTGTGTTCTTCATCTGCCCATCCGGGTATAAGTTGCCACGGCTTTATCCTGCGGAACTTTAAATCGCCCAGCTCATCATAATACACATAAAGCCAGCCGATGCCGCAGTTCAAACTGTCTTCGCCGATTTCAAGCATAAGCCTGTCAAAATCAGCGTCAAACACCTCTTTGTTTAATATCTTAGAATATGCCTTATTTTCTGTATTAAAGACAATTTCTTTACCAAGCAAGTAATTAACCTTTTGGTCTACAAGCTTGCCATATTGGTTATTTACAAGCCTATCATTAGGCAAATTATTAACAACAGCAATTTCTCCGTCTTCGCCGATAACTGTGCGCTTGCGGCCGAGTATATCGTGCATACCTTTATAATAATTACTGCCTTTAATCATATTTGCCCTTTGAGGACTGCTCATAAAACGACTTATTTCTGTTCTGATAAAGTCGAGGTCCGTGATACGGCTCTCAGCACCTTTACGAACTATGTCGTTTATATAAGGTGTAAGCCACCCTCTAAATTGAAAATCAAACATTTATATCACTTCCCCGTCAATCAAAACTAAATGTATCACCGTCTATAAAATCCTCCATAGCGTATCTCATTGCATCCATTAAGTGGTTAAAGTCATCAACCGGCTTGTTGAGTTTGCGTCCGCTCTTGTCAGCGTCCCATCTATAATTACTTATCTCTTTAATAAAGTTATTACACTTAGGGTGTATAATTATTTTGTAGTCCTGAATAAAATCAATGCCATTGTTAATACTGTCACGGCCTTTTCTTGCCCCTTTAATTCGGTATATACCTAATGTTCTGAGTCTGTCTATACTCTTAGGCTCCGAACTATCTCCGACAATCTTCTCTTTGCTGTAACCCATCTTTCTGATGTTATCGGCTATATCTTCATTTGATAATGCCTTCTCATACATCTCGTCAAACACATATAACACTTTGTTACCGGTGTCAACTATACCGCAAAAGAGGGCAGAAGGGTCATTTGTGTAACCGAAGTCAAGACCGAATATTGCTCTTGTACTGCTGTTTCGCACTTCTTCAACATCAAAAAATCGTTCTTCAAAATTCTCATATACAAGCCCGTCTGTTATACCCCAATTACCGAGACCAGCCACTTGATAACGCCGAGGGTTATTCTTTTTCATATCTTCAAACACTTTTAAATCGGCCGAGTCAAGCCACTCATTACATAAGTAATTAGTAGTGGTTGCAAATATGTCATCATCTTCGGCATCAAAGAAGCGTTTCTTCATCCAGTGGTGTTCATTCCAAGGGTTAAAAGTAAGAGTTATTTGTTTAAATAAGCCTTCAGGTGTTACGCCTCTTATAGACTCATCTAACATATTAAAGTCATCTTCGGAACTTATCTCATAAGCTTCCTCTATCCATAACCAACATAAACACCCCACATCTACAGTTATAGACGTGATTTTAAGCGGGTCGTCAAGACCTCTGAAATATATCTTCTGTCCGGTTGGTATATATGTAATTTCAAGAGGGTTAAGCTTGCAATCGAAAAGACTATCAACCCCAAAACGATGTATTGCCCATTTAAGCTCGGTGTAACAGCTATCCTTTAAAGTAGCGCCTACTCTACGAACAACAAGCAAGTTAGCTTGAGGATATTTCATTATTCTAAATATCCAATTTAAAGCTGTCGTCTTACTCTTCTTTGATGCTCTTGAGCCTTTACATACTCTGTATCTACCCTTAAAATTCCAAAACTCTTTATATCCTCTACCTACAACATCTTGAAGGGATATGCGTGACTCACTCATTCAAATCCTCCTCAATAATTACAGTAGATACACCGCTTACACTAACATTCTCGGTATACAAGCCATATCTCTTGCCAAGCAGTTCAGCGGCCTTGAGTTTTTCCTTTTCGTCAGGCTTCTTCTGTACAGCTCTCGCTTCGGAACAGCCGTCTCCTGTGCCTTCAACAACAATTATCTCGGCAGACGACTCGCCGCGTAATACAGCGGTCAGGTATTTCATAACCTCCTCGGCACTGGCAATCTTCTTCGAACTAAGTTCCTCGAGTTTTTCGTCAACGTACTGTCGAACACTAGCCTTTGCTAAGAGCTTATTTGCTAAAACGCCAGCCGATTTATTATTTTTTACATTAGGATATGCAGCCATATACGCACGAGTGCCGTTACAGTCGATAAGCCATTCATCTGCGAACTTCTTTTCTTTCGGTGTCATTTTGCTTTTTGTCATAGAGTCACCTGCCTTTCTCATAAAATGAAAAAAGACCGAGTATATGCTCAGTCTTTTTAACTAAATACATTATAACACAAGCTACACTTACACTTTAGTGGCCTCTTTAGCTTTTTGAGATATTGTCTTTAAGGCTTTGCCGTGTAATCTCAAAGTCCAGCGATAGGAATAGAATAGTGCCGCCGCAATTTCTTCCCAGCGCATTTCATTTATGTACCTTGCTTCTAAAACAGACTTTAAATCGTGATTATCAACCAAATCAATAGCCTCTTGTACTAAAAGTCTACCTTTCTTAATTTCATCAATCTCTTTTTGTATATCCTCCTCAATAGTCATAATGGATATAGTACAATTTTCAACCTTACTTGTCGGTGTTGAGCCGAAAGAAGGATTTTCCTTTATTGTTGCTGTGATTGAGTATTCCATATCTCTGTAATGCTGTATCTGAGCTTCTTTAAGCTTAATACGTTGATTATGATGCCTGCACTGGCTTAGAAATTTCTTTGGCTCTTCTGATAATTCCTTTAACTGTTCTACTGTCAATGTACTACCTCCTCAATTCTCGCTTTTAATGCTTCAAGCAAAGCATTTTGTCTTTTATCCTTTTCATTCAATACTTTATCAAGCACCCACATATCAGCGGTATTCTTCATAAGTAAATGGTGTATCAATACTGTTTCCTTCTGCCCTAAACGATGTACTCGTTTGTTTGCTTGCTGATATAGTTCTAAGCTACAAGGTAAACCGTACCAAATCACAATATGCCCGCCGAATTGTAGATTTAAGCCGTGTCCTGCACTTGCCGGGTGCGCCAATAGCAATGGTATGTTTCCTGCGTTCCAATCTTTAACTGCCGTGTCCTCCTTAACATCAACAGCCTCAGGGTGTCTCTCTATTATCCTATCACGCTCGTGCTTATATGAATAAAACAATAAGACAGGTTGTCCGTTTGCCTCTTCAAGTAATACATCTAAGGCATCAAGCTTCTCATTATGTAAGCACTTAACATTTCCGTTTTCGTCATAGGCTGCCCCGCCTGCTACTTGTAATAACTTATTTACCAATATAGCCACCGTGCCTGCGTCAATATCTCCGTCCTCATAGGGTAAAATCATATCGTGCTCTAATTTTTTATACAAGTCCATAGTAGCCTTTGAAGTCTCAATCTCGTGTCTGACGTCAAGGCGCTCAGGAAGTTGTAAGTAATCTGCGGTTTTCATACTTATACATAATGACTCAAGCTTTTTATAGATTTCTTCTTCAGCTCCGTCTTTAGGCTTCCAAGAAAATATTGTTGTTGCATTTCTCTTGTCGGGTACAAACCATTTTTCTCTATAACTTGTCAAAGTTTTGCCGAGGGTTTCACCTGCATCAAGCAAATACATTTGCGGCCACAAATCAAGTAAACCGTTCGGCGCCGGTGTACCGGTAAGCCCTACAATTCTCTTTATATACGGTCGTACCTTTTTCAGGGCTTTAAACCTCTGAGCTTTGCTGGACTTAAAGCTTGATAACTCATCAATAACAACCATATCAAAAGGCCACTTCTTTTTATAGTGTTCAACAAGCCATTGAACATTTTCTCGATTGATAATATAAATTTCCGCATCCTTATCAAGTGCATTAAGACGACTCTCCTTATCGCCAAGCACCAAAGATGTTGTAATATGTTTCAGGTGGTCCCACTTTTCGACTTCAGTCGGCCAAGTTTCTATAGCCGGTTTAAGCGGGGCAATAACTAAAACCTTTCTCACCGAAAAATAATCATAAACTAAACGCTCTACAGCCGTAAGAGTTATTGCGGTCTTTCCCATACCCATATCCAGCAGTAAGCCAAGTTCCGATTGCTCTATTATTTTATCAATACAATATTGCTGATAATACTTAGCTACAAATTTCATTTTCAATTCTCGCTTTCAAATCTTCCATATTGTTAATACACCACACCTTACAGCCGAGGCCTTCTAAGACTCTTGCGATTTTCTTCTGCCTTTCACTCAATCCGTCTTTTCTGCCGGGCCTCTTTAATTCAATAAATATCACGTGTCCGCCGGGCAAAATACAAATCCTATCGGGTACGCCTGTCGCCCCCGGGCACACCCACTTAAAGGCTATTCCGCCTAATGACTTAATATATTTTCTCATTGATTGCTCTAATGTGCTTTCAAGCATAATTGCCTCCTTTTTTCAGGTGTCAGCAGTTTCAGCAGGAAAAACCTATAAACTTTTAAAATTGAGATTAGAGAATAAAAATAAAGCATTTATGTTGTATTTAATTCTCTATTCTTACTTTTTAAAGTTTATATATAAAAAACTGCTGAAACTGCTGACAATTCTTCCTAAGCCTTACAAACAAAGGCTCGGAGCCGTCAGCAGGAGTGTCAGCAGGTCAACATTAACTGCTGATTCTGCTGACGCCAAAATCAGCAGTTACAGCAGTTAAAAATGAGCTGCTGTTCGTTCTGCTGACAAATCTGCTGACAGTCATATTGCTAAGAAAAATTCTCTCGGACAAAGGCTCGTTGCTTACCGTAAATTCCGCAATTAACAGAACTGTAATTCTTCCAACCGGGCATTTGCCTAAGTATATTATTTATCTCTCTTGCTTGCATAGGTGTAAAATTCTTTGGGTCTCCTCTAAAAAGTTCCTGCCATATTTCTATAGCACATACACGTGTTCTTACTTCTGTACCTTCTTCCTGTTCTCCGAAGCCTCCGCTTAAAAACAACAACCTTTTATCAAGTTCCATACTGTCCCAGTTTTTAGGTAAAAGTGTATTTAAGAAATTTTCTATAAGACCGAATTTACCGTTCATTTCCGTATGGTCTTCTTGAACCTTGCGTGCCATAGCTTCAACCTTTTCGCTAAGGTACCATATTTCACCGGCCTTATATCTTATAACAGCCTCAGCCCAAATCTGGTCCACTATGTCATCTGTCAACAACTCGCCGAGTTGTTTGCCTTTAGCTGAAACAACCACAGGCCAGAAACGTCTACCGCCTGTGGGGTCTCTTAAAAATTCGGCATCATTGGTTGTGCCGAAAAAAGCACACTGTCTGGGATGCTCTTGAGTTCTGCGGGCATACGCAGCTCGGAAGCTGTCTGTCTGTTTAGATGTGAACTGCTTAATCTGTTCAAGCTCAGCTTTACGCGTTGCGGCCATTTCACCCATCTCAATTATCCAGTGCCCTTGTAACTGCTCGTATGCGTCTTTACCTGTTACGGTGTAAAGAGAGTCGGAAAACCAAGACTTGCCAAGCTTAGCAAGGGTAGTTGATTTTCTACAACCCTGAGGACCGACTAATACAAGTATGTGGTCGTGCTTACAGCCGGGTGAATAAATTCTTGCGACAGCACCGATTAACGACTTACGGGTAACTTCTCTTGTATACTCGTTATCTTCTGCGCCAAGGTAATCTATAAATACAGTATCAATTCTATTTAGCCCGTCCCACTCAAGGCTGTCAAGGTATTCTCTGACAGGATGCCTCTTGCAAGATAGCATAGCCAATTCAACGGCATCTCTTACTTTCACATTACTTACTATTTTATAAGCCTGCTCTAAGTGTCTTCTTAAGCCTGAGTCATCTGAGTCACACCAGCAGTCACTTGTACGCGTAGCAAGTTTTTCCCAAGGCAAATCACCGCAAACAATAGGCCTTTCTTTAAAAGCGTCATAATAATATTTACCCTTTAATTTAGGGTCGTTTATCATAACTAAATACGCATTATCAATAGTCGCAGCAAAGTCACCTTTTGAGTTTATAGTTAGTTTATTGAGCCAGTCAACATCGTTTTCCTCAGAGTCGTCCCATTGTTCTGACAATTATCG